TTTGCTAGAGCAATACTAAGAAAGGCACAAGAGAAATGAAAATGGACATAGTTGCTGGAAGTCAAAATGATGAGTTTTACACTCCAAGTTATGCTATTGAGCCTTTGTATGAATTTATAAAACCTAATAGCACTATTTGGTGTCCTTTTGACACAAACAATAGCTTGTTTGTTAAGTTGCTAATTAATCAAGGGCATAAGGTAATCAACACTCATTTGGAAACAGGTCATAACTTCTTTGAGGTTGAGCCACTAGAATGTAATTACATAATTTCTAATCCGCCATATTCATTGAAATATGAAGTGTTTGCTAAGCTATTTAAGATTGGCAAACCATTTGCTATGCTTGTAGGGGTAGTAGGCTTATTTGAAAGCCAAAAGCGGTTCAACTTATTTAAAGACAATGAATTTGAAGTTATGTATTTTAACAAGCGTATTAGCTATTTTAAAAACTATGATGAACAAAAAGCATCTTTAAATCCACCTTTTTCAAGTGTCTATATAACTAGCAAACTATTGCCAAAACAAATTGTTTTTAAAGAAATTTATAAATAAGAAAGGCACAAGAGAAATGAAAAGGTCAGATATAAAAAATATGGATACAGGATTGTTTGATGACATTCAAATCAACAACCCCGACAGAGATAAAGCATGGGCGGCTTTTATTAAACGTAAAGATGTCAAGTCTTGGGCAGTTGATAAAGAGGGCTTTCCGCTAAATGGATTTTATGATGTTTGGTGTATAGCATGGAGCAAAGGTTGGGATAAAGGATGGAAGGCACAAGAGAAATGAACGCAAATGAACTAGCTGATAAGCTGCTGGAAAACAATGCTGTGTCGTGGGGAGCTTGCACTTATGAACAGCACGACAACGACAAGTATTTTAAAACCGAAGCAGCCACCATGCTACACCAGCAACAAGCTGAAATAGAAGCGTTAAAAATGGAAATACATTCTTTGACTTATGGCGAAAGACTTGCAGAATACTTGAAAAAGGCACAAGAGAAATGAACGATTGGCAAAAAGGATTTTGGATTGGAGTGGGATCTATTGTGGCGGGCATTCTGTTCGGTGTAGTTTTTTTACCACGACCGGTTTGTGCTCAAACTTTAAATTGGGACAGCAGTCCATTGAATTACACTAATTCACAATACAACTACGACAACAGCTCCAGCAAATGGGAAAACTCCTCACAGAACTGGAATAACAGTCAGTACAACTATAACGCCAGCAATGGGGTTTATACCAATAGCGGAGATCGTATTGGGTATGAAACAATAAGTTCAGAGGGAACAAAGAATTACTTTGACAACAATGGTAGCCGTCAAGGTTACACACCATACGGGAGATAAGCATGGTTGATTACAGCGAAATACTATTATCCATTAATACCAGCATGAAAGAAGTTCACCATCTTTTACTGGCTGGGAACAAAGAGGCTGCAGAGGGATACCTTAAAGCTGTTGCAGCTAGCGCAGAAATGCTGGCAGCTTGGATACATCACAACAAATGAAGCACGAAGAATATGCACAAATGTGGAAAGGATTCCATGATAGGGGTAGAAAAGGAAGAAAACCTTTGTATTCTTTGCAAGAGCTTTGCAGAGAACTAAATTTTAATTGTAAATCTATGAATGGAAAGCTTAGTAAAACTGGATCACCAAAACCATCTTGTTATGTACATTCAAAAGGTGCAATGAGACCAAGATATGACAGGGATATTTTTATGGCTTGGTGGAAAAAAATAACAGAAGAAGAAAATGAAAATAACTAATAAATACAATCTCCCTCAAACTTTTGTCAATGTAGCTAAACGGCCTTCCTATACCAAAGGTAAAGCGCACGTTTCTGCTACCGAGTTGTTAAATAGTCCACGAATTGTGCAGTTAAAGAAAAAATATGATGATCAGATTGTTACTGATGTGTCTGATATGATATGGTCAATTATAGGAACAGCTATTCATGGCGTACTGGAGCAAGGAAAAGATGCTAACCATATTGTTGAGCAAAGATTACATCAGGTACTTGATGGCTGGCATCTTTCTGGCGCTATTGACCTACAAATTGTTCATAATGACGGCATAGAGATCAACGACTACAAGAACGTAGGTGTATGGTCTGTAATGAATGAAAAGATAGAATGGGAACAACAGCTCAATATTTATGCTTGGCTGGTAGAAAAAGTTAAGCAGACTCCGGTGGTTAAATTAGCCATCATTGCCATCATTAGAGACTGGAATAGACGGGATGCTCAATCACGTCAGGGTTATCCCCAATCGCAAGTAGCTACTATTCCTGTTAATCTATGGTCAATGGAGGAGCGTGAGCAGTTCATTCGTGATCGTATCCATGTGCAATCTGAAGGATTATTTGCCATGGAAACCAATGAAGTGTTACCATTGTGTACACCAGCAGAGATGTGGGAAAAACCTACAACTTATGCGGTAAAGAAAGAGGGTGCTGCACGGGCTAAGTCAGTTCATGCAGAGAAGGAAGAAGCAGAGGAAGCATTACAAAAGTCAGGTAAAGGATACATTCTTGAGGTTAGAGAAGGGGATCGCACCCGTTGTTCAAACTTCTGTCCGGTGTCTGAGTTTTGTGATCAATATAAAGCGTATCTTGAGGAGAAGACAAATGCTGAAACAGTTAATGAGACGGTTTGAAAATGAGTTTGTTGGGCAGTCTAAAGTTTGGAACCCAGTAAGTGATTCTATTTACTATGGACGTATGTCTGATGCAGAGATAGAAGGAATGCGGGAGCGTAACGAGAAAGCAATCAAAGAATGTATTAAAGACATGGGGGAGAAGTGGATTTTACACCCAGTTCATAAGGTATTTCGCCATGAAAGCAAATGAATATCAAATTGCTGGCAGTCATTATGCTGACAACTCCATTCAGCCTTGGGACTATATTGTTGTTAACGGGTTGGGATACTTGGAAGGAAACATTATTAAGTACACGACTCGCTGGCGCAGAAAAGGCGGTATTGATGACCTTAAGAAAGTTATTCATTACGCAGAGAAGTTAATCGAAGTAGAGGAAATGAGAAAGTTGAGAGAGGAACACGATGGAATACAAAGAACTTAGACAGATAGATGTCTCTAAATATACAGAGAAGAAAAATGGATTGACATACCTATCATGGGCATGGGCAGTGGATCAACTTTTGTTAGCTGATCCAAGAGCGCATTGGTTTTATCCGGAGTTTCAACGCTGGGGCAATGGCTCAGTCATGGTCTTTTGTACCGTAGTCGCAAATGATATTGCTAGGACTGCACAATTACCGGTTATGGACTATCGTAACAAACCGATTCCTGAACCGGATTCGTTTGCGGTCAATACTGCTATGCAACGTTGTTTAGCTAAAGCAATTGCTTTGCATGGCATCGGTCTCTATATATACAATGGTGAAGATGTCCCTCCTGACCTTGGAGAAGACGTCACAGCTAACGTGGCTACTAAACAAGTACCAAAGGTTACTGCACCACCCAAAACTGCTACAGCGCCTACAAAGACCGCTGGTAAGTCCGGAGAGTGGCAATTAACAGTAATGGAAACAGAAGATGTGGATGCATGGATGGAATCATTAAAAGCAGGAGTAAATGTATTGCTTCAGCTAGCAGCCTCTCCGGACGATGTAGCTAACATATTTAAGAACAATCGTGTGGTATTCGACAAGGCTAAGGAATTGGACGAAAAAGGTTACGCACAGATTATGGTCAGTTTTTCAGCAACCAAAAAATCACTAACAAAGGAGTAATAAATGGACTATCCAAACCAAGGAACGCTTTGGCATAACGCAGAGAAAAAACACGAGAAAGCACCTGATTTTTCAGGGTCGATGATGTTTGAAAAAGATTTTTTACAAGACTTAATTGAGAAATCAAAGAATGGCGAAGTAGAACTTAAGTTAGATGTTTGGAAGGGTAAAGTAAACACCCGTAACGGAGAGCGCCATGTTCTTAATGCTAAAGTAAATACTTATGTTAAGCCTGACCAACCAGCAGTTTCTGCAAAGGATCCATGGGATGAGTAAGAAAAGCCAGTATGAATGGACTGAAAAAGATGATTTAGAGTTTACTAAATCATTTGGAGATTGGGCTAAAAAAGCAGATAAAAAATACGATAATGTGGATTGGGAAAGGTTGTGCAGTCAACTTCAAGAAGCTCTTGCATCAGAAATGAAAGAAAACCAAGAAAAAGATGAGCTTATTGAAATGATGAGAACAATTATTTATTACCTTGAAATTAGGGTTGATTTTCATAAAGGAGCAAGTATTGGAAACCAGTCAATTTGAGGGCAAAAAAATAGCCCTCAAGCAGACAAAGGATGGGTATGCTATGACATTAGCTATCCATCCTGATGACATTCCTGATGAGCTAATGCGTGACTTTGTTGGGGCAAGATACATGGTAGTAATGGTGCGTCTCGCTGATAACGAAGAACCATTAAATCGTGAAGAATTTGCGGGCGGTCAGATGATTAAGAAAGCTGGAATGGTTTGTAGAGACCCAATATTTTGGAACTTTATGGAGCATGAAGGCTTGGTATTTGAAAGAAAAGAAAGTGCTGTTGCTGAGGCTGTATGTGGTTATTGTGATATTGTTTCCAGATCTGATTTAAAAACAAATCAATATGCACAAGGCTTATTTAAGAAGCTAATGGGAGAATTTGATACATGGAAACAGATAAGAAATACATGAGATTTTTAGCAGCTTGCTTTGCCTTAACCGGTGGAGCAACGCCAAGAGGTGCTGTAAAACTAGCAGATCTATTGATAGAGGAGTTGGAAAATGAAGAATATGCTGATGGCGGTATTGCTGCTGTTGTCGTTAAACGTTCACGCAAGCGGAATAATAGCTGAGATACCTAATCAGGGCGGTGGCAACATTTCCCTAACAGACATTAAATGCACCACAATTCAAAATACCTTTATTGCATATTCAAACCTTCCAAATGGAAAATCTGTCCTTGGTTGCTGGGCTTCTGATGACGACAACGTATTTGTACGCTGGTCGGACGGCGATATTAGGCAATACCCAATAGGCTTATTTGTTACCAAAAAACGGTATGTTAACGGAAAATGGATCTAATGATGGAAGACATAGAAGAGGTTATACTTGCACTTAGAGCTGCTGGGTATTCGACTCCGCAGTATGAAATTTTACCTGATGGGTCAGTACATTATTTTTATGGAACCAAAGAAGAGAATTCTCTTATTCATAGCAAACAATCCGGGAGTACTGACGGAAGAGATAACGTTGGGAATTAAACGGGCTTCCTTGGGATTACATTTGCGTAACTTAACCGATAAAGGCTTATTGATTAAGACTCAAGATAATAGATGGCAAGTGTCTAATAACTATATTATGGATAAAACAGTGCATAAATTAAGTCCAATGGATATTGCAGATAAGCACATTAAAGAAATGATTTTCTGTAGTGGCAACTAAAGGTGAACGAAAACACTTATCGAGTGTTGCGAACATCGGCTGCATACTTTGCAGACATCTCGGCTTTGGTACCAAAGACGCAGAGATACATCACATTCGTAGGTTTGGAGGAAAGCGATCTAACGCTCCCGTCATCCCCCTCTGTCCAGAACATCACCGAGGCAATACCGGTGTTCACGGACTTGGTGCAAAAGGGTTCGAGAAACGCTATTTACTTACACAAGAATTTTTATTGGAACAGACGCAGGCATTACTGGGCGATTCCTCTGGGGTATAAGTAGCATGGAGAAGGTATTAATTACACAAGAAATGTTAGTGTTGGCTAAGAAAAAAGCCAAAGAGATGGGTGTTTTAAAAAACAGTATAGAAGAGGGTGAAGGAAATGTTGCTGGATTTGTTGGAGAGTTAGTGGCAAACAAAATTCTAGAAAGCACTATATGTAATACTTTTGATTATGATATTGTTACCTATGATGGCATAAAAATAGATGTTAAAACCAAACGCTGCACAAGCGCACCAAAACCTAGTTATGACTGTTCGGTTTCAGACTATAACCCTGACCAGTTATGTGATTATTACTGCTTTGTAAGGGTTTTGGATGACTATTCTTGCGGATGGTTTCTTGGCGTATATAGGCAAAAAGATTACATACAAGAATCTACCAAGATGTACAAAGGTCAAATAGATCCATCTAATAACTTTGTTGTAAAGTCTGATTGCTACAATATGCCCATCAATAAACTACGGGATCAGTGGGAAGTTTTAATATAAGTTGGGGGACGTCCGTTGGACTGGGCGCAGAGGATACACCGCTATCCCCCATTGGTATTCTATAGCTCAAGCGGATCAAATCCAAGCTCATCTGAAACAATTTTGGTACGCCTGCGGAATTCTGCATCGTGGTGAGACCATTTTTGGGTTTTCCAACGGGACATATGAATAGCTTCATGTGCAAGAACCCGAATTACTGTTGATAAATGACCGCATTTTTTAGCAGAAATGGTAATAACGTGTTCATATTTTTCACCATCATCGTATAAATAAGTTCCCATTACTTCAGGATCTTGATCCACAATAAATTTAACTTGCTCTGGCAATGGCATATCCCACCGAGTAAATGGTGTAGTGCAATAAATAGCACTATATAGATTCTTAATAATTGCTGAAGTTAATTTCACGGTTAAACCTTATGGATAGCACCCCGAAATTCATACTCATCTTCCCCGCATACTTGAATGAGTTCAGGAAGCATAAGTCTACCACGCTCAAAGGATAGTAGGGCAAACCCTGATCTCCAGTCTTTAGGGTTATCTTCTGTATATGCCATGAACTGTTCGCCATTAGGATCGGCTAGGCAGCCCGTTTGGATGCCATAGCGGGTTCCGTTGTAATCGGTAAGGGGTTGTACTGCCAAATTGTGTGTGTGCCCTGTAACGATGTTTACGCCCGAATTTAAGGCATTTGAACGACCAGCTCCAAAACCACCCTTCCAGCGATGCTTAATACAAGTGTCTTCATTAACCCAAAATGACCAACAAGGTTTCCACAATGGGAAGTGATCTTTAAGGGTAAACCCTGATACTCCCTCGTACATACTTGTTTGTGCTGATAAAAAGGTCTCAAAACGAGCGTCATGGTTTCCAAGTGTCCAAATGAGCTGTGCGCCCTTAGCAACCTTTTCAATGCCCTGCATCATATCTATACACGATTCTAGCTCTTCTTTAACGCTAGGAGTCTTTTCCCATCCAATACGAGCATGGCGAGATGCTTGAGAGCCGTCAAAAATATCTCCGTTAGCAACCACTACCTTTGGTTTAAATTCTTTAATAATTTTTAACAGGGCTTTGTATGCTGTAGTTACTTCACCGGGCCAAAAATGAGCATCTGAAAAAACTACAACCCTACCCTTTTCCATTTCAATACCACGGCGGGCATTTCCGGGGGTTTGATCTACCTTTTTAAGATATGCTGGATTTTGACTGGCAAACGTAGGCAATGAGATGCCGTGTTTGTTTTCAATAGTTCTGCGTCTTGAATAGACGTTTCGTATTGCAATTCTATTAACTTTGGAAAACTCTTCAGGACTGCCAAGTTTATTCCAAGATGCTATCCATTCTTCGTCCGTTAAATAATATCCAGCCATGGGGTCTCCTCTGTTAGATCAATGACTTAGATTGCATTTATACACCACTTCCTTTAAAAAACCAATAAATATTTGATATATAAGGGAAAACCACTATTCTTCTGCGGTTTTTATTTGAGCATTAAATCTTTTCATAATTGCTTGTTTTCTCTCATCTAAAGCTTGAATGCGCTCTTTGGGAAGTCCACGACTTTGAAAATCTTTCTTTTGCTTATTAATTTGAGAAATCTGGTTCTCTGCATTATTAGCTTGTTGCCATAGACGAGCTTCTGGATTTTCACTTATGTACTCTGCAACACTAGGACCTGTATAGCCGGGCTTTCTGCGACCTTTAATTTCATTCTCATGCTCTGCCATCTTTGTGACGTTATCATAAAAGCGCTGTGAATCAGCAGCCTTAGATTCAACATCTCCAATAAAACGACCAGCAATTGGAACACGATAAGCTGGCAACTCTTCTCCGGTAACAGCAGATTTAACCGCTGTTTCCACTTTCATTACTTCACGACCAGCACCACCGGTAAACTGACCGACTAAGTAATCTAGTGCATCTGCTGTTGGGCTAATTGCACCCTTCTTAAATTCTGTGCCACCTGATGCATAGTTTAAGAATTC